ATTCATCATTGCAAAATTCCTAAAAAATAGATTTAAACCATCTATTAAAAGTACTCGGTCATACTTTTTAGAGGATACGGTGTCATTCTCCTCAACTACACTGTCAAGAAGTTTAAATAATTCGTTCTTTTTCATATTAATCTGGTTCCTGTGTGAAGATATTTTGTGATTCAAATGAATCATTTTCTTCAAAAATATCAAAATCCATACTTCCAAGTATTTTCATCCATTCAGATGCGTGTGCATCTTTATATGTTTTAAGTTCCTTATCAGTATCGTTAATGAATCCGTGTGGAGTCATAATGATTTTTCCTCTTGATTGAACACCATTGATGTGATTTTTATCAATCTGGATGTTGGTTCGTTTAGCAAATTCAACTTGCTTACCATCTTTAATCGCTTTGATTTTAGATGTACCAGCATTTGAAATATTACCAAATGTTACTACAAATGTAGCATCAAACCACATTGCAAATCCACCTTTGTTCATTAACTTTGGTTGACCCATTGGTACTTCGGCTTTTGCTGTCCAAACTTTATTTACACATACTAATGTATTAGTGTAAGGTGAAGACTCTTTACGTGATAATGTCATTTTTTGGTTAACATTATTACCAAATTGTGTGCTCATTGCACCTGCATTCCATTCATTATTATTTTTATTTGAACGAACGGATAATTCACAAGGAACCGAACCGATTGAGTCCCATAAGAACAACAAATCGTAAGGTAAATTGCCTTTTTTCTGTTCATCTAATAAATCAAGAATAAAAGCAGCTACATCTTCAATAGTGTGTAATGTTTCACGGTCAACGTAAATAAAATTACCTTCGTAATTTAGGACTTCACCTGTTGTTTCATCTACAATTTCGTTTACTTGTAACCCCATTTGGGTAGCATGCTCCCAATTCCACTTCATTTCGGTAATAATGAACACAGGTAAAACTTTCATTTTTTGAGCAGACACTGCTGCTTCAATCATTGCAGTTGTCTTACCTGTATCACTATGACCTCTAAGAAGTATAATATGGCCCATAGGAATGCCGGGTACGGATGTTACGTCCTGAAATGCAGGACTAAGAGGGATCCATCTTTGCTCTTTAAATTTTACATTTGAATTAAGCATTTTCTTCTCTTTAAACTTAGTCAAATCGAAATTTGATCTAAGTTCAGAGGATAGAGCAGCCGTAAGCGATTCGCTTTTTTTACTTTTAGCCATAATATTTTTTTAATTAAAAGGGTAAGTCGTCGTCTTCTTCATCAAATAATGAATCAAACTTATCTGCTTTGCTTACTTTAGCAGCTGCTGGGGTTTTGATAGAATAAGTTTTTCCAGTTGATTGTGGAGCTACTTCTTCTTCTTTTTCATCATCGATGATAGCACCTTCTTCATACTCTTCTTCAGGAGTTAAATGTTCTTGAAGTGCTTGCTTCATATCGTCGAATGAATGCTTTTTAAAGACTTCCATTGGGTTAGGTTGGTTTTCCAACAACGCTTCAATTTCAGCTTTATCAGCTGCCAATGCTGTCTCTCTAACTTTAGGCATAATAGTAGTCTTGTTGTAGTTTGTACCTGTTACTTCAGGACCTACTGTTGTTAACGTAATGTCTCGACCGATCATTACATCTGTAAAATCTCCTACGTCCTCGTTATCAGCAAGGTTCAAGAAATCCATGTACAACTCTTTACCGAACTGCCATAACTTAACACCTTCTGCTTCTTCGCCACGTACTACTACGGGAACGAAAATACGCATTTTAGGATCAAGTTTTTTAGCCAAGCGCCAGTTTTCTTTGTCGCTAGTGCTACGCAATTGTTTTGCGAATTCTACAATAGGATCTTTTTCACCCCAGTTGATTGGAGACACCATAGTGTTTTTACCAATACCGTAATGGAAATACATTTCAGTAAACGGATTCTTCTTATTGTACTTAGATGGTACAACTCGAACAATTTGTTTACCTACAGATGGTTTCCAAAAAACGGATTTTTTCTCTCCACCGCCTTTACCAGCGGATTTTGACTGCATTGCAGACAGTCTGTTTTTCATTTCATTTAAATCCATAACTAATCATTTTATATTTATAACGTGAATATACTAACAATTTAGTGAGACACCAAATTATAGTTCTACAATCTTGTAAACTTTTGTATTCAATTGTTTTAAGTCTCCATTTTGGGTTAGGAGAATACAATTTTGATAGTGTTGCCAATTTACTCTAAAGGCAACATCAACCACTCCACCATTTAATTTTTTAATTAAATCATTTAGGGCGTTAATTGTATATAAGGTGTTGGTTTCTTTTTTCCTATGTACTAGAATAGTATTCACGGGAATATTATTAATATTTCCTTGATCTACATTGTATGTAATAACATATTCATTTGTGCTTTTAACAAAAAGGACAAACATTTTATTATACATTATAGTGTATGTATCTGAAATACTAGAAACCATTTCTTCTAGTACATCTTCTGTAACGAACGTACAAAATAACTTATTGTTCAAATCTTTATAATTTAATTGAGTTTTCTCCCAATAAATATTATGATGATTATTCAAAATCGTAACTGCTTCCATGCTTAACCTTTATTTGTAATTTTTTATTTTTAAAAATGTTTTCTATGTCATTTAATAAATTTTCACTTTCGTCATAATCTAGTAAAAAACTGTCATAAGTATATAATACCAATTTAGTGTTTTTACCTCTTAACAATTTATTTAACTCCGTTAATATACAAACATTCATTGAAGTTTCCAAATTTTGTAATATATAATTAAACAACTTTTGTGGATTCATATTTTCCAACTCGCTCTTTTTAAAGCAATAACCTGAAATTGGCACAGAAACTTGTCCCGAGTTATTAAACTCATTCCAGTTGTTATCAATAAATTTCTTTACTTGTTGAAAAAATTCAAGGTGCTCATACTCTTTAAATACGCCTCCGTATAGTTGCTTAAACGTGAGTTCTTTGGCTTCTTTATAGCTCGTCCCATATAGGTCCGCGAATGCTTGGTGGACATCCACATCGCCAAAATCATAGGCAACCAAACGACTAGCGAGATGAGGATGATATGCACTAATATCGTATTCCACAAACCCATGACTCGGTATAAAGCTTCTCCTTGAACCATTATCTTTGTTTAATGCGGCAAAATTAAGGCCATTAAAAGTGTTACTTGGTCTACGTGTAGTTGTAAATAAGTTATAACTGGTGTAGACTTTACCATCACTGATTGAGTAGTGAGGATTGATTTGGCTAAAATATTCATTAAAAACTGTTTCATCTATGTTTATTCCATTTTTTTCGATTCCAAAGAATGCGATTGTTGATTTATTATTATAAAAGTCAAAGTACGTAGGTAAATCCTGTGTAAAATGTGGTTTTACCTTATTATAAATATTTTCACATACTTCATAATGCTTAACTACCGGAATTATTTTATTTATTTTTAGATTGTCCGGATACTTGTTATAAAAATATGTGTGGGTTGGTGTTTGATCTTGTATATACGGAGGAATGAGTATGTTTATATCGCGCAGGCCCTTAATTTGAAAGTAATATAGCGCATTCTTCTTGTCACGCACCCATAGACACTCAATTGACGTTAATAACGCGTTTACTAATGTTGTACTTACATTTAATGTCTCACTATGGTCAATACATAACATAAAACCTTTTGATTCATTAGACGGTCTAAAATACACTAAAGATACATTATTTAAAGCAGAATGTATTTTATCGTGATGTGGAATTATCTCCACAAATGCTTCTTTGTATTTTTTATTTATAAGATGCTCAACCTGTTGTTGAGTTTCGATTAACCAAAACATTTATAACCTATTTTGTATGTAATATACAATGGTTACTTCATATCTCCAAACTTGCGTTGGGTGGAATTCATATGATTATCTGGGGTATTATGTTTTGGGTCTTTATCATTCATTAATGAACTTAAATCTTTATTTTTATCAGTACCTTGATAGAATTTGATGTAATTTTCGTTTAAAAATTTAGATAATCCCTTAAAACCATTTTTTTCTTCTAATCTAACTATGTTTCTGTTAGTTTTAAATACATTTTCTACATTTCCATTAATTTGCCAAGGCAAAGAAATTACATTGTATAGTTCCCACAAATATTCACTATTATGTTGTGCTAAATTTTCAAATGTAGATTGATCGGTTTCTATAAAGGTTGTATCGTTTGCTTGTTTAGCAAAATATCTTGTAAAATATCCTACTTGATAATCTTGTTGGGATGGTTGTGGATAATATGGGGTAGGAACTTTTCGAGAAACATATTGTTCTTTTAAGTTTTGGGTATAGTTTCCTAATTCTGTTAAAGTACTAAAGTTAGGTGCTTGTTTAGTACGAAGTAGATCTGATGATTGTTGGAAATCTTTTAGATCTATTAATAATTCAGGATATCTTAATGCTTGAGGGTTTTGACCAACAAATCTATCTCCAGTTGATAATTTATAATAAGGACCAACATATGAAGTAAAATCAGATGAACGAATTAATTCTCCATTGGAAAATAAATTGGTTTGGATTTTTGATTTTGGATAATACGGCATTATGTTTTAACTTTTCTATTTGAACTGACTGTAAGACTTTCAATTTTTGTAGTCCATTCATTATTACCTATAGTATGAGATATACCTTTAATTAAAAAGTTAATTACACCTCCTTGGTCTCCGGATCTATAACTATATGGTAGAATTTCTTCTGTGATTGAAAACCGTTCATAGTTTTTCATTCCTGATAATCCTTTCATGTTTAATGAAAGATTAAAGGGGATAAAAAATGGAGAAGATGCTTTACCTTCTATAGCATCATTACCTGTTAAATATAATGATATATCTCTATTTGCTGAGCGAACATTATCTACTGTATCCGTAGCAAATTTTCTACTTTGGTAAAGACTATTAACTGCTTTTCCTACATATTGGATGTTAGTTTTAAATAATGCTTTTGGATCTAATTTACCAGCTTCGGCACCTTCAATACTACTTTTATCTAATTTTATAGTCATTAATCGATCTGTAAATCCAACATTTAGTTTAGATAAACCTGTTGCATTTTCACCTACAACATTTCCACCTGCTTGAGCGGAAATTGTAGCCATTGATGCCATATTGGGAGGTAATTGAACTTGAAAATCAACATTAGTTATAAAACTACCTTTAGGTATATCATTTGTTCCTATTCCATATACTTGGAATACACCCATTTTATTATTTTTTCTTTCAGCTTCTAAAATTAAATTTTCAACATTATCTA